ACACGTCTAAAGGCTGACCTTAAGCCTTCCGACTTTGCCGAGCCGAAGCATCAGACTATTTGGTCTGCCATCGATGCGACCACCTTCCCTGGACAAGTTGCTTCCGAGGACGTGCTCATCGACTACCTCCGCAAGTTAAACCTACTAGAGCAGGCTGGGGGCATTCACGGCATCGTCGGGCTGACATCACAGACCCACGTATCCCCGCAAGCCTCACGCTGGCTAGAGTCAGTCACCGAAGCGACCCGCCTGCGTAAACTAGATGCACGCATCGCATCGCTAAGCCGTAAGGCAGAGAGCGGAATGTTCAGCGCTGAGGAGATTACTAACGAATTACAAATCATTCAGAATGAAACCGCACCGCGTAAAGCCGGAGACACAGGCCCGAAAAACTTTTCCCTTTATGACCTGCTCAACTTTGAAAAAGAAAAAGACCCGAACGCTGTCCTCGGTGATCGGTGGCTCTGCAAGGGTGGCTCGTGTATGCTTATCGCTCAGACAGGGGCGGGTAAGTCTGCCCTGTGCTCGCAGATGGCTCTCTCATGGGCATTGGGTCGAGATGCGTTTGGAATTAAATCAGTCGGTCGTCGTCGCCTTCGTTCGGTCATCATCCAATCCGAGAACGACCTCGGAGACGTATCAGAAGCCGTCCAAGGTGCAATCGACTCTCTCGGCCTTGCTCGGGCATCGCAGGAGGTTGCCGCACTCGCTGACATGGTACACTTTTACAGGGAAGCCATCCGCACCGGAGAAGACTTTGGGACAATGCTCCGTCAGCTCGTCATCAAGCACCAAGCCGACATCGTGTGGATTGACCCGCTACTTGGCTTTGCTGGTATCGACATTGCCGACCAAGAAGCCGTCTCGCACTTCACGCGCCACATCATTCAACCTGTGCTCGACGAGACAGGGGTCATACTCATGACCGTTCACCATACGGTTAAACCCGTGAAGGATGCGGGCAAGGTGAACCTATCCGATCTCGCGTACGCAGGGGCAGGCTCAGCCGACCTAGCCAATTGGCATCGGGCCTCGATGGTACTGCAAAAAGACCCTACCCCCGAAGGGCAGGACGAGTTACCGCATTACACCCTACGACTTGCTAAGCGTGGAGGACGTGCAGGGGTCAAGGATGACCAGGGGCAATATACCCGCACCATCCCGCTTCAGCATTCCAAGGTACAGGGACGCATCGCTTGGGAGAGGAGACAGACCTCAGACATAGCGAATAGACCTATCCAGCAAGCCCGTAGAAGCGTTTTGATTGGCGATGAGAGTCCTTGATAGGGTTCACGCCTAAAACGCCTTATAACCAATCCTCGTTAATTCTATGTATAACTTACTCCAAGAGATAGGCAGTTCAGATGGCCAGTTCAGGTGGGCAGTTCACCTCTATATAATATCTACCCTAAAGGGTAGAGATATTATAACGCATACTTCGCTATACGCTTACGCTGCTCGTATGCTTTTAATCTGATGAATAAAGACAAACGCAAGTACGCGAGGAGTTGGAAGGTTAAACGCAATCAGATCCGAATAGCCAGCGAGTGGAAAAAGAGGTGGCAAGCAGAGCCGGTCTTTATGCGGGCTAACCTCGATAGCCTAATCAAAAGAAATACAGACTTAGGAAAGAGAAACAGGGATATGCTTATCGAGTATATGCAGACTGCTCCGAGGATAATTAAAACAGGCGAGTTACGAGCTGTGATTAAAAAGCAATGGAGCGAGAAAGGTTACGCATTAACTCCCGAGCAGACGGAACGTAAGCGCGTAAAACTTTGGAGACACGGCCTGCTTGTTTACAACCAACTTACCTTAGCCTGGACTAACTTCGCTTGCATCGACTGAGGCTTAGGAGTGTTAGTGTTCCATGAGCGACGACATGGAAGCAGCGGGCAACCCATCTTACGAGCACGACCACGAGCACGCTGAGGCCGCGTTCACTGCTGCCAAGAAAGATTTGAAGAAGGTCAGCGACGCTGGCTTTATGTTCACAGTCCTTCGCTCCGGCAGAGTTGCCAAGCATTGCTTCGGGCGCACGCACGCTGAGCGGGTCAATATGGTTTGCCTATGCCTTCAGGAGTTAATCTACGACTTAACAGAGCAGACAATGGACGCATTAGACGAGAAGGAGAAGGGCGACAAATGAGCACGACGAAAGAGCAGCGAGAGTTTGACAGTTGGTTCTTCAAGCAGTCGTTTGTTAAGCAGGCCGAGTGCAGGTCACTCGGTATCATTCCTTACCGCGAGCAACCTCAAGAGCGTTTTTCTTTTCCAATCTTTGCCAATGCCAAGTGCTTTGCTTACGATCCGTGGGACGTTGAGCTGAGAAGCGAGGAGGATACGTTCGTTAGTAATCTCCTCTGCGCTGAACATCCCGCTCTCCGCCTTGCGGCTTAACGATGCGATGCGGGAGTCGAGTTTACGTAGGCGGGTTGCTTCGGTTACTGAGTCCAGCCATCGTGAGGCTTGCGGTGATACGTGCGTCTGCGAGGTAAGGCCGACGATGCCTGAGATACCGCCAGCCTGTTCGAGTAGGTTTAACTTGCGGAGGTAGTCGATGAGCACGTCCTCTGAGGCGACTTGCCCAGGGAAGGTCGTAGCGTCGATGGCAGCCCAAATGGTTTGATGCTTCGGCTCGGCAAAGTCGGTGGGCTTTAGATCAGCCTTTAGACGAGTGAGCCAATCGGCATCTATAAACGATAGGGCAATTAAGTTTTGTTCCGCTTCGATTGGAAAGCGGTCAGTAGTGGCAGGCATGGCGGGGAAGTTTGTTCGTTAAGTTATAGGGTTTTCTTTATGCAAAGTTAAAAGCTCGTCGATTGCATGGGCACATTGAGACGCAGGAACAAGGTTTATAAAGTGCTCATCACATTCAGAGACTTCATCGATTCCATAAGACTCTTCTTCATGCACAGCTATAAATAAGTGTTTTGTTCCAGGCTTCTTTTTTGCGTAGTGTGAAAGTTGTGCAATGGTCATGTGCAAATTAGATGCGTCCATTTTAACTTCCACGATATAGTTTTCACCACTCAGATCCATCTTTAGCCGGCTACCTTTACATGGTGCTGCTTCTCTCTCACACCGAAGTTTGTACTTATTTTTTAGTAAATCAGATATAGCACGCTGTACACACTTCTCATATACAATGTTGCTACGGTAATGATTCATTGCGGCATCAAGACGCGCTAAATAAAGGTCTGTATTTTCAATGTATGTGAAAAGGTATTCTTCACTGTTAAAGTCGGCAGGCATGGCGGGGAAGTTTGTGTGTTAGCGTTTCGGCTTTGTCGATTTATATTTGCGAGGCGGGCCGTAGTAAGGGATGACGCGAGAGTCTCGCATGATGTTCACGCGCTCGATTGTACCGTCTGAGATGGCTTTCTTTATTAAGCGGAGAGCGTGGGTCTTGGATACGTTCCATATGCTCATGAGCTGAGGCGTGCTTTTATAGCCGGGCGGGATTACGTCGTCGGTACGGTAGAAGGACTGCCGTAGTTTAAGAAATAGTGCGTCTGCGTTTTTCATTTGTTGAAAGGCATTTCCCAGCGTCCGTTAAACTTGTGAGCTTGGCGACCGATGTAGTGCTCGCCCTTGATGATAAAGGCCATGAAGCTATTTTGCCAGCGTAGGGTCGAGGGGCGACGTTCCGCGTATTGGAGTGCAGTATCACAGGCACAGCCACAGATCCACACCGCCCCGCCACCGCGTCGCTCGAGGTTGTGCTGCTCGGCTCGATGAAGGTGTCCCATGACGAGTCCATGCCCAGGGCCACTGTTGAAACGGTGCGCCATTTTTAGGATGGCATCGTTACCGTGAAAGAAGCCGTGAGTAAATGTCATCGGGCCTATGTCCACGAAACCTTTTTGCACCGTGTAGGGCTTAATGACCTGACAGCCGGATTTACTGATGGCCTTCGACATTGCGTGGTCTACATCCTTTAACGCGTCGAGCTTGGTAATGCTGTCGGTGTTATACATGGCATCACGTACTCGCCAATCGTGGTTGCCCATTAGGAAGTGCGTCGGGCGATACTTAGCCAGCCAATCTGCACCTTGCTCCATGTCATCCTTTAGGACTGCCCATGAGGCTTCCTTATCTTGATTGCTTACCCCTTTGCGGAGTGCAGCGTAGTCCCAATTATCTCCGAGGTGTACGCGGTAGGTAGGCTTAAAGTCTTTGCAGAAGTCGAGGACGGCCTTGAGCGTGTCCTGATCACCGTGGTTGCCGTGGTTGTCGCCCATGACGACGATGCGTGTTTCGGTGCTCATGATAATTCTTCCAATGCTATGATTACAAAGTTGATGACAAAGCTCACAATAAAAGGAAGCAGTACAATCCACCATGACCAATCAATTTGGTCAGTAATCTTTAACGTAATAAAAACAACCTGGAGCAAAGTAAGAAGGCTCACGACTGCCCCCCCTTGGCTTTTAGCCATTCCTGTTTTGACTTATCGTGCTTATCAACTTGAAGTCCGTGTTCTGCTGATTTGCCAACATAGCGATACATCTTATCCCCAGCCTCACGCAGACGCTCGTTCTCGGCTTTCACACGGTCGTATTCCATTGCAGACACAAAACGATAAACTCCGTCAGCGTGGTATTCAATCGTATGAACACCGTCCTTGAGCCGCTCGTTCTCGGCTTTCAACTTTTCGTATTGCTCTGAAGGAACAGCAGTCACAAAGGACGATGAACGGAGACGCTCGTTCTCGGATTGGAGTGCAACGATTTTGTCGTGCAAGGTGTAGTAGCAGGTCAAAGAAGTCCACGCTCCAGAAACATCCATAAGCATTTCGGCTTCTTTGTTTTTAATTATAGGACGGTAGCGAACAAGGCTCATCGGTTGGCTTGCTTAGAGATTTTGTTTAGCGCGTAACCACCGGGGAACGGCTCATGCTTAGCCTTGCGATAGAGAGCACGTGGGCAAGTTGCCAGCCACTCAGCTCGACGCGGTGAGATGCCCCAGCCTTTAGCCAAGGCGTGCTGCTCGACGGTTAGCTTGTACACGATCACGGTGCGGTAACTCACGACTGCACCCCCTTGGCTTTTTCCCAATCTTCAATAAGCAATCTTCCAATAAATTCTTCCGTAAGTTCACAAGCCATCGCATCCCCCGCCTTGCGGAGCCGCTCGTTTTCGGCCCACAATTTTTCGTACTCGCTGCGGTTCTCCTCGGCTAAGTCCTCTAAGAATTGCACACGCTCTTTAAGCCGTTTGTTATCTTCCATAAGCCCAGCAATCATTTTAGAAGTCTCGTCGCTCATTTGCTTTCGGTGAGTTTAGTGATTTCTAAAGTGAAGCCTTGTTCTCTTGCGTACTCGATGAGGTCGTCGATAGTCCAAATCTCGCTATGTCCTGTTTCCATTATGCGAGGGGTACTCGAGGTACGGTTGAGACAATTTCGTGCGCCCAATCTTTAATAGCCCCAATCTCTCCGGGTCGGAAGGTAGCCTCGTAACCGATGAAGCACTCAGCCTCTAGGATTTGCATCTGCTTATCTTCTTCTTCGTTTGCTGGGCCTACGCCCTGGCATCCTATCTTAATCGTGATGACGTTTGCAGGTGCTACGGTATCCACAACGCAACGGTACTCGTTAGCGTATCGCCAATCGGGAATGATGCAGGAGCGACCTGAGAGGATAGCGTACCGAGCATAGTCAGCGCATGAGTCGGCAAAGATGTTGGCGTTGATTGCCCGCATCGACTTGCCCATGGCGACCAGCAGATCACGGTTGCGAACCTTGTCGGCTTCCGTGTGCATATCGATATGGTTTAAGCCCGCACGTGAGTACGCGGCATTAGCAGCATCTTTGAGAAGGTCTGCAAAGGCGTGGCGACGACTACGGCCTGTGGTGTGCAGGTCGAGTATAGCATTGCCGAGAGTGTCCTTCCCAGCACGAGCGGAGTCGGTGATGAGGTAGGCTGTTGGGC